ATCCGCCAGGTCGAGCTCGACCGCGACCTCGAGCGCCTCCGCGCGGTGCTGATCGAGACGGAAGCTGTCCACTTCACCATCTCGCCGGTCAGCGCCTATCTCGGCGGGTTCAAGAACAGCTGGAAGGACTCCGACGTCCGCTCGATCATCGACCCGCTGCACGATATGGCCGCCAGCCTCAACATCTCCGGCACCCTCATCGCCCACCCGAACAAGAACACCACGCAGCGGGCCGCCCACCGGATGTCGGGCTCCCAGGCCTTCCGCAATGCCTGTCGGATCGTGCTCGTGACCGGCCTGGACCCTGACGATGTGTCCGGGGGGGAGCGCCTCATCGTCGTGGGCGAGAAGAGCAACATCGGCGAGCTGGCCCTGCCGCTCGCTTTTCACAAGGTCGTGCGGCCGTACACCATCGACGGGCAGGCCATCGAAGCCGTCTCCCTCGACTTCGATCTCGACCAGGATCTCGACCGGCGACGGTATACCGCCGACCATCTCCTCGCCGCGCCCATGAGCGCGCAGGACCTCGAAGAGCTCGCGGTCGCCACAGAGTTCCTGACTCAGACGCTGGGCACGGCTGCAGAGCGGATTCCCACCCGCCGGGTCGAGCAGGAAGCGAAGGCCCTCGGCATCGCCTCGCGCACTCTCGACCGGGCCCGGAAGGCGCTCAAGGTGCGGGCCGAGCAGCAGGACCGGCAATGGTTCCTCTGGATCACCCCGAAGGACCATCCCATCAACCAGGCGCGTCGACGGGAGGCCCGGTGGTCATGAGGGGTCGCGCGTGCGCGCGGGGGATAATGCATCTTGGCGTCCTGAACACCAGAGCCGGTATGTATGTTGTTGTTCTCGCTACGAATAGTCAGAGCGCCAAGGATACTCAGGACGCCAACACCCTCAGGACGCCAGGACGCCAGGACGCCAGAGTTTGTGATAAGGCACTTGGCGCCCTGACCGCCTCCGCGGCGGCCTGCTCCTCGGAGCCGCGCCGATGAGCCCCACCCTCCGGAAGCTGTGCCCAGCCTGCCGCACCACGCTGATCACCGCGCCGACGCGCCGGTGCCCAGCCTGCACCCGGGCCGTCGAGCAGAAGCGCGGCACCGCGGCCCAGCGCGGCTACGGCACCCACCACCGGGCCTGGCGCCGCGTCATCCTCGCCACCTACCCGACCTGCGCCGACTGCGGGGCGGACGGCCAGCCGGATGACCATGCCGACCACGTGCTCCCGCTGGCCGCTGGTGGGGATTGGTCCATCGAGAACGGGCGCCGCCGCTGCCCGCGTTGCCACGCGCGGAAAACCGTGCTCCACGACGGCGGGCTCGGGAAGCCGCGGACCCATCCAGGGGGGCGTCCGATCTCTGGGCAGGCTGGCCCACCGGACCCTTCGCCCGAGAAGTCGCAACGGATGTGGGCGCCGCATAGGCGCCATGAGGAGGCCCCCGGTGGGTAAGGCGATTCCTGCGGCGCCGAGCGACCTGTCAGCGGCCTCGAGGGCCATCTGGCGCGAGGTTCACGCGGGCTGGCAGCTCGACGCCAGCGCGCGCGTGCTGCTCACCGCTGCGCTGCGGGCCGCCGACCGCGCGAGCCATGCGCGCGAGCTGGTGGCGGCGGAGGGCCTGGTCGTCATGGCCGGCAAGAGCACCAAGGCCCACCCGGCCATCGCGGTGCTGCGGGACGCCGAGACGACGATGCTCCGCGCGTGGCGGCAGCTCGGCTTGGACGTTGCCGCGCCCGGGCCGATGGGCCGCCCGCCGGGCCGAGGTCCAGCATGATCCGGCGCCGCGCGATCGCACCGCGGGCGCAGGAGGATCCCGCGATCGCCCGCTATCTCAAGACGGGGAAGTACCCCGTCCAGGGACGGGCGCGGGCCTTCAGTTGGGACGTGTGGGCCCGGCCGGAGCGCCGGCGCACGCCCAAGGCCGAGGCGGCGCGGGTCACCGCGTTCATCTCGAGCCTCACGTTCAGCAAGGGCCCAGCCGCCGGCCGGCCGTTCGTGCTGCGCCCCTGGCAGCGGGCGATCGTCGAGCCGGTGTTCAGCCGACTGGACGCAGAGGGCTCCCGCGTGGTCCGCACCGTGCTGATCGAGCTGCCGACCCGCAACGGCAAGACCGAGCTCGCGGCCGCGCTGGCGCTCTACATGCTCTGCGGCGATCAGGAACAGGGCGCCGAAGTCTACAGCGTCGCGGTCGATACCGATCAAGCGAGCCTCGTGTTCAACGTAGCGAGCACGATGGCCCGCCGGGATCCGGAGCTCGCCGCTCGCCTCGAGCTGGTGCCGAGCCGCCGGCGCATCATCCATCACGCGAGCGGGAGCGTCTACCGGGTGCTCGCCGCGGACGCGCCGTCCGCGCTCGGCCTGAACGCGAGCGCCGTCGTCATGGACGAGCTGTGCGCGTGGCCGAGCCGCGAGATGTACGACGTGATGGTGTCGCGGACCGGGAGCCGGCGCGCGCCCCTGACCGCGATCATCACCACGGCCGGCGACGACGAGCACAGCGTCGGGGCCGAGGTCCACCGCTACGCCGAGCGCGTGCGCGACGGCATCATCGCGGACCCGTCGTTCGTGCCGGTGATCTTCGCGGCACCCGAGGATTCGGACCCGTGGGCCGAGAGCACCTGGCGCGCCTGTAACCCAGCCTACGGCGACTTCAGATCGGCGGAGGAGTTCAAGGTGGCGGCCCGCCAGGCGCGCGAGGTTCCGGGCCGCGAGGCATCGTTCAAGAAGCTCTACTTGAACATGTGGGGCACCCACGCGGAGACGCGATGGCTCCCGATGGAGCGATGGGACGCCTGCTCGGAGTCCGTCGACCGGGCCACCCTCCGCGGCCGCCGCTGCATCGTCGGTGTGGACCTGAGCACGACGACTGACCTCTCCGCGATGGTGTGCTGCTTCCCCGACGACGCGGGCGGCTACGACCTGGTGTGCGAGTTCTGGGTGCCGGCCGACTACCTCGAGGTGAGGTCGCGGCGGGACCGCGTCCCGTACACGGTGTGGGCGCAGGAGGGGCACCTCACGACGACGCCAGGCAACACGATCGACTACGGCGTCATCGAGCGTCGGCTGTACGACCTGGTCAAGGTCGACGGCTTCGACGTGGTCGAGGTCGCGGTGGACCCCTGGAACGCGAAAGGGCTCATCGCCAAGCTGCAAGGCGACGGCGTGCCCGCGGTGGAGGTGGGCCAGACGGTGGCCAACCTGAGCGGCGCCGCCAAGGAGCTCGAGCGCCTGGTCCTGTCGGGCCAGCTCCGCCACGGCAACCATCCGGTGCTGCGCTGGTGCGCGAGCAACGTCGTGGTGGACACCGATGCGAACGGCAACATCAAGCCGTCGAAGAAGCGGAGTACTGAGCGAATCGACGGCATCAGCGCGCTCGTGACGGCACTGGCGCGGGCGAGTGTGCATCGCGAGCCGCCGGGCTCGATCTATGAAGAACGCGGGCTGCTCGTCGCGAGCGGCCCCGACCGGGACGTGATCATCCGGCCGGATCAGCAGCGATGGAGCTGAACGAGGAGGAATAGGACCATGACGACGCCGACCAAGCCACCGATCATCACCCGCTACCTGACATCGGAGATGCGCGATGAAGTCGAGCGCTCCGATCAACCCCACGCCCACGCGCGCCTCGCGGCCTTCCGTCAGGCCCAGCTCGAGCACGGCCGCGATGTGCGCGTGCGGTTCACCGTGCCGCCCAGCCGCCTCGCGCGGATCTGGGCGGCGTTGAAGGAGGGTTTCCGAAATGAGTGACCTGGCGCTACTCCGCGGCCACTGCATCGTGGTGGATAGCCTGAGCGTGGACCTCGGCGGCTTTCGAGAGCTGGTGCGCGCCGAGGCGGTCGCGTACACCCTCGCCCAGCAATTCGACATGCGGGCCCTCGTGGACCACGATACCGGGAAGATCATCGGCCGCGTCTCGGCCGGGACGCTCCGGGTGAGGCAAGACCGCATCGGGCTCGCGTGCGAAATCGACGTGCCCGATACGACCGCCGGTGCGGACGTCCTCGAGTCCGTCGCCCGGGGCGACCTGGCGCAAATGTCTTACTCTTTCAAGACCGTCGAGGACCTCTGGCGCGAGGGCCCCGAAGGCGGCGTGATCCGGGAGATGCTGAAGCTGCTCGTGCTCGAGGCCTCGATCGTCGCGTTCCCAGCATACGAGGACACCGAAATCGACGTGGTGGCGGGTCCGCGCCAGCTCGCCCCGTCCCACCACGTGACCATCGACGCGACCCCCTCGCGGGCCAACGAGGAATATGCGTGGGCGCGGCGGCCGGACGGTGAGCCTGTGAAGCACGAGGAGGCCATCGGGCGTCGCGAGCACTTCCTTGCGGAGCGGGCGCGCTACGGCCCCGGCGTCCGGCTCCGCTTCGACGGGTTCGGGCGCCCTACGCTCATCGAGCCGCCGCGGGTGGCGGCCCCACCGCGCGCGACGCCGAGGACCAACTGGGCGTTCTGGGCGACCGAAGAATCCACCTGGCCCTGACACCTGGAGACGGAGACCCATCATGAGCAAGCGGATCGAGTTCACCAAGACGGGGCCCCACTGGCTGAGCGGGCAGGCATGGGAAGGGCGGGTTGTTCCGCGTCCCTCGGATCCCGAGCCAGGCACCAGCACCCCACCCAAGAAGACGCGGCTCTTCGGCCGCAAGGAGAAGGCCATGCCTACCGTGAAGCTGGTTCGCGTCCACGTGTTGCGTTGTGTGGCGACGAGCCGCGGGCTCTTCGAGCCGCACCAGGTGCTTGACGTTGACGAGGCCGTCGCGGCCCAGCTCGTCGCGGGGGGAAGCGCGCGCCTGGCGGCCGACGAGGAGCTCAACTCCACGCCGCGCTACGACCCGCAATGAGCGGCCCGCTTCCTCCGCGTCGTCAACCGTGGGATCGAGCGCGCCGACCGCGAGCGCGCCGAAGCACTGGCCCGGCTTCGGCCCACGCGGCTGACGGACGCGGAACGCCGGGATCTTCACAGCCGAATCTCGGACCCTCGGCGCCATCGGTGATGGCCACGGTCTACGGCACCGTCGGCGCCTACGACCCGGAGCTGGGCGGCTTCGCCCTCGGCCAGGACGGCTCCGGGCGGAAGTACCGCTTCGCCGCCCCCGACCTGGTCGACGGAGTCGCGCCCGTCGTCGGCGTTCACGTCGCCTTCGAGCCGGTCCGGCGGAGTCGGTACTGGCGCGCCGCTCGGGTTCGTCGTGTGGTCCCCGCGCCGTCCGCGCCGGTCGCGGGGCCCCGCGCCGTCCTCTCGGAAGGGCTGCTAGAACGTCTAGACCGGGCCCTGCGCCGCTGGACTCGTTGACATGAGCCGCGTCCGCACGGCGGACCGCTGCAATGACGCACACCAGGTCACCGTCGGGGGCCAGATGGTGACCTACTTGTGCACCCGCCAGTTCGGGCACGGGAACTACCACCGAGCCGGGGGGATCGAGTGGGGGCGGCTCGCGGACCGCAAGGGCCCGCCCCCGCCTGGCCGCGCTGGGGCAGCACCACCGCGGTCGACGCCACCACGATGAGCGGCCGTGGCTGAAATCGGGCAGGACAGGCCTCGCCTCGCGCTGGTCGAGCGCGTCATGCTCTCGGCGCCGGCCGCTGCGGAAGTTCCTCGAGCGTACCCCGCCCTCGCAGGCGCTCCCCTGCTATCGGCTGGACGGCAAGGTGGTGGTCCGGCGGACCGACTTCGACCGCTTCATGGAGCAGTACCGCACACAAGGCCCCCCGGCGCTCGTGCGGACCCTGCGCCGGCTGGGCCTTGACAAGTAACCCGTATGACCGTATATATGGCTCACCCATCCAATCGACCCGAGAGAGGGCGCCATGGCCAAGCCCAGCCCGGACGCGGAGCGAGTCAAGGTGACGGTCAACCTGTCGAAGGAGCTCGTCAAGGCGGCGAAGATCGCGGCGATCGAGCGCGAGGTGGACTTTCAGGATCTCCTGGCCGACGGGCTGCGGCTGGTCCTCGCTCGCAAAGGCGGCGCGCGATGAGCGCGTCCTACGTCTGGCGCGCGGACCGGCGGACGTGGCTCGTGACGGTGCACTGGAACCGCGAGCGCGAGCGGATCAAGGTGGAGAGCGAGCAGGCCGCCAAGGACCTGGTACGGCACATCGCCAAGCTCGAGTTGGCCGGGACGAATGTCATCGAGGCGCTCCGGCGGGCGCGCACCGTGCCGCTGCCTGCGTCCCCGGCGGCCACGCACCCGCGCCTCCGCGACGCGCTGCCCGAGTGGCTGGAACGCCAGGCCCGGGCCGGCGAGATCCGGGCGAGCACCGAACGCCTCTACCGCGGTCGCCTGCGGCTGTGGTGCTACGCGCACCCGCTGCCGGACGGCCGGGCCCTCGGCGATGTGACGGTGGACGCGGTGACGCGGGAGATGCTCGGCGCCATGATCCGGCGGATCCGGGAGGCGGGCCGGTCCATGGCGATCATCGAGGGTGTCAGGAACCCACTGCGGTCCTACTTCGCGGACCTCATCGAGACCAAGGTGCTCTCCGCCCCCAACCCGGCCGCGGACCTCAAGCACTTCGTCGGCCGGGGCGCGCACCGCCAGGCGCGCGAGCGGAAGGCCGTCCACTTCTCGCAGGAGGAGGGCCCGCAGCTGGTCGCCACGGCGAAGGCGCTGTGCCCGCGCTGGGCCCCGTTCATCCTGACGGGGCTCCTCGCCGGGCTCCGGTGGGGCGAGTCGGCGGCGCTCCGGCGCTCAGATATCGACTGGCGCCGCGGCTACCTCACCGTCGAGCGCACCGTCAGCGACAAGGGGCGCTCCATCGCGGCATGCAAGGACCACGAGGGCCGCCGCGTGAAGGCCTCGCCGGCACTCTTGGCGGCGCTCCGCGCCCACGGGGAGGCCATGACGCTCGAGGGGCAGGTCAACGGCTGGAACCCGGACCAGCGCGCGCTGGTGTTCCCGACGTCGCAGGGGAATGTGCTCCGCTACTCGTACTTCCTGGAGGACGTGTGGCAGCCGCTCCTGGCCAAGGCGGGGCTTCCCTATCGGAAGTACCATGCCACTCGGCACACCTACGCGACGTGGCTCCTGGAGGCCGGGACGGACATCAGGTGGGTGCAAGGGCAGATGGGCCACGCGACCATCGGCCAGACCGCGGACACCTACGGCCACGTGCAGCCAGAGCGCCATGAGGCGGCGGTGACGGGGCTCGACCGCTACTTGATCTGAGCCACGCCCCCGCACGCCACCAGGCGCCACCACATCCCCGCAGCGATGGGGAAGTGGCCGAAAAGGTGAATGGTGGAGGGTAAGGGATTCGAACCCTCGACCTCGGCGTTGCGAACGCCGCGCTCTCCCAACTGAGCTAACCCCCCGTCGGATCGGTCCATTGTACTCGGCCGGGCTCCGGGCGACAAGCCGGACGACGGCCCTGGCCGGCTCTCAACTCTTGGGTGGAGGCGCCTCGCCCCCGAAGGCCCGCAGGAGCGGCGTGAAGAGGTCCAGTGGCAGCGGGAAGAAGGTCGTCGTGTTCCGCTCCGATGCCACCTCGCGCATCGTCTGCAGGTAGCGGAGCTGCACGGCGATCGGGAAGCGCATGAGCACCTCGGCAGCCTCGCCCAACTTGGCCGCGGCCTGGAACTCGCCCTCCGCGTTGATCACCTTGGCGCGCCGCTCGCGCTCGGCCTCCGCCTGCTTGGACATGGCGCGCTGCATGTCCTGGGGCAGGTCCACGTTCTTCACCTCCACCGCGGCCACCTTCACGCCCCAGGGATTGGTGTGCTGGTCGATGATCCGGGTCAGCTCCTCGTTGATCTTCTCGCGGCTCGCCAGCAGATCGTCCATCTCCTGCTGGCCCAGCACGCTGCGGAGCGTGGTCTGGGCCATCTGGGAGGTCGCGTAGAGATAGTCCTCCACGCTGATGACCGCCTTGGCCGCGTCGAGCACGCGGAAGAAGATCACCGCGTTCACCTTGACCGAGACGTTGTCGCGGGTGATGACGTCCTGCGGCGGCACGTCCATGGTGATCGTACGCAGGCTCACCTTGACCATCTTGTCGATGAACGGGATGAGGAGCACCAGGCCCGGCCCCGAGCCTTCCCCGCCCGGGTTGAAGATCGCGTTGGTCCGGCGGCCGAAGCGGAAGATGACCGCCCGCTCGTACTCGCGCAGGATCCGGAACGAGGAGAAGAAGATGTAGAGCAGGATCAC